GAGAAAGTCCTACGAATAATTTTGCAGTTTATAATATTTTATATAATGTAGGTGATGTTGATTTTCCCACATATAGTGAAGGTAATCTTTCTGTTGATTTTAACTTCTATGGAAAAAGATCGCCAGTATCTACTTTTGCATTACCAACAGATTCAGATGCTTATTGTGAATTTTATATAAAAACTTCAAGTGCAAGTAATAGTACTGGTGTAGGTATAGGTCAAGGAGATGCTAATAATACTGGTAATGTTGTTTTAACAAATGGTGTTACATATAATTTAAATGGTAATAAAACTACTGGAGGTTCTTTTTCATCTTTTGGTAACACATATACTGCTGGAGATATTATTGGTGTATATTTTGACCAATCAGATAATGAAGTAGATTTTTATAAAAATAATACATTAGAGGGTTCAATAAGTTTATCTGCTTTATCTGGTGATTTATTTTTTTTAGTGGCAAATAACACAACCTCACAACAAGTAATAATAGCAA